AAAAGAAGAATTAAACTCTTTATTGAGATTGAAACAATTAGAATCCCTTGAAATCTTTAAATCTCAATAAGGGAATATGCTTCCCGAAGGTAATAGTGTGATAAGGTGTTATAATATTATTTTTTTAATTCATTTTCTTTAATTTTGTTTAAAATATATTTTGAATATATAAAATTATCTTCGTTTTTAATTCTATGTATGTTATTCCTTATGAAAGATATGTTTTTTATATAGATAATATGAAAATACCTTTTAATTCTATAATAATTATTGATTTTCATACTAATTTATACAATATAAAATAAAGTCCAACTATCAATTTTCACTTTTATTACAGCAATCACTCTGATACTCTTTCTAATAAAAGTGAAATTGATAGCTTGACTTTATATTGTATAATATACCATATTCTATGAGAGATTACGAAAGTATAGAAATATATTTATTAATGAAGAATATTTAGTTAATTCTTTAAATAGTAGTAGGTTTAGCCAATATAATAAATTGTTTCTCAATTTCATTATAAGAACTAATATAATTTGTACTAACAAAATCATTAATAATAACATTAGGTATATATTTCCGACAATCCACTTCAATATTATTTGAAAGAATAATATGAACCAAATCAGGTTTATTTTTACCAGACAACCTAATTTTTTTGTTTGAATACTCATTGATATAATTAATGATAATTTCTTCCAAAGCTTTTTTCTTTAACGAGTAAAGAGTCATATCAATTCCAACCATTGTTATAAAAAAAATTAAATATATCAACATCATTTTTTATAAAATATAGAACATATATGTAAAAAAACCAAATCATATAATAGCTACTAAGGTACAATATACTAACAGCGATTCCCCCTTTCGGGTTCTTGACAGATTGTCTTCTGACTTGTATATTGTATGACTCCTTTTTGCAGATTATAATCATATAGTTTAATAAACCATATTTCAGGTCAATAACAGTAATATATAATAAAATTATTAATAATCAATTTTTATAAACATAGAATATAATGTTTAATTAAATGATAATTTATCTTTTATATGAGCTAAATAAGTAATATACAAAATGGGGTTATCATGATTATAAACTTTTTCAAAATTAAAATTGGGGAAAAGTTTATAAAACTCTATAATTTTCAATTCTAATTCTATCAATTCATTTTTTTCCAAGAGCTTATCATTATACAAACAAAGTTTATATATTTCATTTTTAAGTTCCCAAAAAACTTGTTTAATATTATCATCAATAATTTCATATTTATATAGATAGTCTATTAAAATAATATTGTAATTATCCAATTCCATTATGTTATATTATTTATCATTTTATGATAATCATTTTTTTATATAAAAATAAATAAATATAAACTATTAAATGTTAATATTAAATAATAATTTTAGATTACCTTATCAAAAGAGTAATAACATGTGTTTTATGATACAAAACACCAATGATATGGTAGGTATATCAAAAACAGTTAATATAGTACTTTGCGAGAGTATATTACTTGATGGTATACAAAATTTAGTTTTAATAACAACAATATTACTATTAATAAGAAATATACCAAATAATAATACACCAAAACAAATTATAAAAATAACAGATCCTATTATAAAATTTTCAAAAAAAATAATAGATTTTGATAATTACTATTTTCAAGTAGGTATGTCGTCAGCATTATTGATATATATATCAGCAATAGCTGGTGTAGGAGCAATGGAACCAAAAATAAAATTATACTGTAATCATACTGTAACTAAATAATTCAAAAACTGTTTTATAAGATTAAGGTATGTATAAAAAGAATATTAATATTTATTACAAATTCTTGTATTATTTTTATTAGGACCAACTATATTAGCTGCCATATCATCAAGGATAAGTTTATTCAAAGCACTATTATTTACAAAAAATTTATTATAAGCTTTTTTACTATAATTATTTTGATTCCTTTTATCAAAAAGCCTTTTAATAATTGGAAAGTTATTCATATTATAACTATTCACTCCTTCAAAAATACAAGCAAAGCAAAAAACATAATATAAAATACTTTTCATTATTATATATATATAATAGAGATATTCATATATACTTTATTAGTAACATATAATAAGAATATATATTAATAAGCATGAACTTTAAATAGATTAATATTCCAAGAAACATTTTTAATATTATTACATTTATATTTACCATTTTTCATAATACCATAAACTTCACAACCATCTGTAACTATATTTTGAGTATCTGGGATAAAATATAGATTATCTTGTTTATTGTTTTTTTTTAATTTGAAATAAGAATGATATTCATTATTTTTAGTAAAGTTTTCTAACAACGTATTAATATAATCTATTGGAACAAAATTCATTTTATACAATAATTATATAATGTAATTATCAATTTTTATATCCATTTTATATTGTGAAATTTTTTGCATAATTCAAAATGCCCACATCCTATAAATTTATTTTTTGTATTTAATGGGGAAGGATGCCCAGCATTAAATACAACATTTTTAGTATTTCTAAAATATTTTTCTGTATTTTGAGAGAAATTACCCCATAACATAACACATATATTTTCACAATTTTCTGCTATCCATTTAACGATATCATTTATATAAGAATTCCAAATATAAGCATGAGAATTAGGCTTTCCTTCCAAAACTGTTAAAGACATATTTAACATCAAACATCCTTGTTTAGCCCAATCACTCAAATCTGGATCTTGACGAAATACATTTTCGGTTCTATGTAATTCTTTGAATATATTGCGTAAACTTGGTTGTAATTTATTATTTTTTTGTTGACTATGTGAAAAACATAAACCGTTTGCTACTGAACGTGTATGGTAACAATCTTGGCCTATAATAATACATTTTATATCTTTAATATTGAAATAATTAAAGCAATTAAAAATTAATTCATTCTTAGGGAAAATATTATCAGCATTATTAGTAAATTCTTTCGTTAATTTTGTATTAATATCATTTTTATGAGATTGTAATATATTAATAAGAATATCCTTCCAATCTGTTGATACTGTATCGTTAATTAAATCTTGAATATTCATTAAAATAAAATATTACGTTATATTTTTATATCATTTTTTAATATAGATATGTATAATATTTTAAAAGAAAAAAAGAAAGAAGATATACATTTCAATTCGTATTATATAAAAGATTCACAGCTTTATCATGGTTTAGATGATGTTAAAATTAAAAAAAAGAGCATTTTAGAAAATATCAAAGATAAATTATTCTGGGTTAGAGATATGATAATCAATAAAATCTTTTAATTTAGGATATTCATATTTTTTAAATAAATCTTTCATATCAATGATATGATCTTCGTGATTTAGCATATTCGTAAAGATAAAGCTATCTCGCAATAAAGTATTTTTAGATTGTCTTTCGAATTGTTTTTTATCTTGGCTTAAAATCATGCGTGCTGCCAAATTTAGAATATTCTTATTAATACCATCTTTCATATAATTACAACGGATTGTAACATACCACTTTGTTTTATAAGTATCACTAGGTGTCATTGAAACACCTATAACTATTTTTTTATGTTCACCGTGACTTACAACAGACCAAGTTGTTGAAGGATAAATATATTCATGATAATTACTTGTAAAAGTATCTGTACCTAATGAAACATTTTTATTCATAAGTTTAATATTATCTTTCGAATAGTGATCAAAACTGGTGCCGATAATATCTTCTGCTTTTTTTATATATTTGTAATTTTTAACAGGAATATCTGTACCGAATCCAAATATACCACCATGAATATGTTGGGCATGATTAATATCCATAGAATTATACATACAAAATGGTAGATTTTCGTTCATTTCATATTCAATATATTCTGAAACAAAATCCTCACCAATATAAGGAATAGTTTGAGGTACTTTTTCAACAGGATTATATGACCACCATAATTTATTATCATATTCAATTATTACACCGCATTTATCAGAAGAAGAATGTTTATAACCATGATAAGGACACTTTAAACACCCGTCTTCAATAATACCATCATTAAGAGTAGAACCAAAATGTTTACAAAAATTTAGAGTACTAAGATATGTATTATTATATGATTTCCAAGCAACTAATGGAATATCACCAATATTAAATTGATAAGGTTTATTATTTACTATATTGTGTTTAAAACCAATACAATTCCAATATCTATATAATGGAATATTTTTTATAACAGGTTGTGTATAACAAAAACAATTTACAATTAAATTAATAAATATAAATATGTTAATATTCATCATTATAATATAATATAAAAATAATCTTATATGTTCTTACATTTTTTTAACATTTCAAAAAAATCATTACATTGTGTTATGTCTCCGTTATTCATACAATTTATATATACATCTTGTTCTTTTATACAATTATCATTAGTAGATGCGATTTCAGTAACTTCAATCTTGCGAGGACCCATAATAGCATCAATGCCTCTACTAGCAATTTGCGAACCAGTTCCCAACGCCACACCTTGAATAACTGAGTTCATAATCCCGCCAGCAAAACTTTCTCCTTTTTGGTTATTTGCAGGTAAAGGTGGTAAAGGTATATTTTGTTTAATTGGAAAATTGGGTTTTTGATTAGTAATACTATTTCTATTTCTGTAACGTTTCATATTATTATTATTATATTTTATTTAATGTTATATCTAAAAAAAAGAGTACATAATTAATAAAAAAGTATAAGTTTCAATAAGTTTATAAAAGTTATAGATAAATAAAATTATGTACTCAAAATTACGTCCAAACATGTAAAGAATAAGATTTCCAACTTCTATAAGACGTAGCACCAGGTACTTTTATTTATTATGATGTATAAATATAGTGAAAATAAATAAATTAAGCAGGAATGGTGTGATGAAAAAGTACCGACCCTTGAATATATATACCGACCCTTGAATATATATATATATATTAAATTCCTATAAATCCTTGTATTAAAAACGGGCTACCATTCAGTTCGTAAATTAATAAATATATTATACAAAACTCGCCAAATATATTTTACAAAAATAAGATTATAAAAATAAATTTAAAAAAAATAATATCCTTTACAGTTAATATATAAAATGACAGACGAGGAGTATATGGTCAATCTCATGATTGAATTCGCATCACTTGAAGGTCGTAAAGGTAAATTGATTCCACCTACTAAATCAAGAGAATTAAAGGTTATAATTTTGGAAAATATTCAATAACAAAATCATCGATATGAAGAATAATGTTACATTGTATTTCATCATTTGACAATTTATTCATAAAATCTCTCAATTCTTGACGATATAGTTTAACTTTATTTAAATATTCTTCATCTATA